CACTGGTGAACGTACAATATTGAGTTATATCACAACACCTTTCCATAATGGCATAAGCCAAGCACTACAAGAAAGATAGCATGGAAGAACAAAAGAAACTCACAATCAGAGAAAGATGGCGTAAGGCAATGACTGCAGACAACATGGTTGATCTCAGTGTTGACATATTCCTTATTGTGTTTGATGTGTTGAGTTCCCCTATATTGATTGTTATGAGAGTGGTGCGTTGGATATTGGCCAAGTTCATCAACGAACACGTGAAGAACTTTATCAAGAGAATAGTGCATTGGTTCTTGGACAATAGAAAGATCAGACTAGAACGAGGACAAAACATATTTCGTTACTACTGGTGGTTATGGTTGTTAAGTCCGTTCATTATTTTTGCATTATGGATTCTAACAGCATTCATAGTAGGATTCAGACAGGGCACAGGACTGTAATGAAGATATTCACAAGCATATGGATGGTCATAGTGTTTGCCGTCGTGCTGACAGGTATCAGGATAGACAACAGCGACACAGTAAAGACCATGAGATATAAAACGTGGGATCATTTCCAGTATGTGCAACCGAGACAAGATGTGAGTGACACAATAGTTGTTGTGGACATAACAGAAGAAGATCTAAAAAAATACGGACAATGGCCATGGCCCAGACACACGATGGCCATGTTCCATGCTACCCTAACTTCTGCAGGTGCAATACTTGTGAACTACAACATACTGTTCGCAGATCCTGATAGGATGAGTGGCAATGAATATCTCAAGAGTATGCCTATGGACAACGAACTGCGAGAGCAACTGGCTAAAATTTTACCAGACACAGATGCAATATTCTCATACATTATGAAAGAGAGCAACAATGCCGTACTGATGATGAGTGTCAATCATAAAGAAAGCAACGAGCTACCTAGGACAACACCGATCATACAGAAGGGTGATGCACTGCCATGGTTGTACTCGTACCCGGGACTGGTAGTTCCAAACAATAAAGTGGCCGCGGGAGCAAACGCAATAGGAGTCATGGTGACTGCTCCAGAACCAGATGCTGTTGTGAGAAAAATGCCAATGCTGATACGTGTGGGTGACAAAGTATATCCCAACATGATTTTAGAAAATGTAAGGATACTCAACAAGAGCAAGAGGATCAAGATAATAACAAAGCAACACGGAATTGACGAAATACTAGTGAAGAAAGATGCAGGCATACCTGTTAACCATAACGCAGAGATGTACATCAATTATGCCGAGCCAATAAATTACCCACACATGACTTCCGATGAAGTATTCACCAAACAAGGATTAGACAAGGTCAAGGGAAAGATAGTTGTGGTAGGACTAGATGCGGCAGGACTAAGATATTTAAAATACACACCACATGGACTGACCACAGATCAGATGATAACTGCACAGGCGTTAGATACTACTTTGACTGGCAAGCACCTGTTTAGACTGGCACAGGCGGACACATATGAGATAGTGTTCATGGCGTTCTTATTATTGCTGTTGATACTTGTACTACCGAGGACCAGTGTGTTGTTGGCCGTTCCCTTATTAATTTTCATAGAAGGTGGTGTTGCTTATGCTTCTTTCGTGGCATATGCCAACAAGGGGTTCCTAATAGATCCATCCTTCATAATGCTGTCTGTGTTCTTGATATGGTCACACTCAGTCTACAACAACTTTGCGACACAGAGCAGATTGAAACAACAGATCAAGAAGCAGTTTGAACACTACCTTGATCCCAGAATGGTCAAGAAGTTACAGAAAGATCCCAGCCTATTGAAACTGGGTGGTGAGACCAGATACATGACTTTCATGTTCTGCGACATCAGAGGGTTCACTCCCATATCAGAACAGTACAAGGACAATCCAGCAGAGCTCACGAAACTGATCAACAGATTCCTGACACGCATGACTAATGTGATAATTGCCAATGGTGGTACCGTGGACAAGTTCATGGGTGACTGCATAATGGCATTCTGGAACGCACCATTAGACACAAAGGATCACCAGATGTTGGCGGTGTTGACGGCATCTCAGATGCAGTCAGAATTGGCCATGCTGAACACACAATTGACTGCAGAAAATTTACCAAACATTAGAGTAGGCATAGGTATCAACTCAGGTGAGGCCTTGGTTGGCAACATGGGATCAGATCAGAGGTTTGATTACTCTGTGATAGGCGATCCTGTTAACCTTGCGGCACGTTTGGAGAGTGCAAGTAAGACCTTGGGACACACGTTAATAGTGGGAGAAGCGACCAAGAAGGTCATAGACCACAAGTTCACTTTTGAATTTGTTGACAGCATCACAGTCAAGGGCAAAACCGAACCCGTGAATGTGTACACCCTAGAACGTTAAATACACATATAATGACACAGTTCTTTAAATTAGTAGCAGAGCTAGGATTACCAATTGCCGCCACGGTGGGAATGGGTGTGTTCATACTGTTCATAATCAGGTACATACTGAACGGCATAGTATCATCGATCAAGTTCATTGAGAGTGTAATATCACAATTGGACAACAGGGTCAAGACAATGAACAACGACATACTTAAGATTGACCAGGAAGTGTCAGAACAACTAGGATTGCCGATAGACACAGATAGGGTGGCCAGGGCAGATGGCAAGACTGATGCGAGGAAAGACTAATGGGTAAATTCATCATAACAGCATTTGTTATCGGTTTCATTATTGGATTTGTAATTGGTATTTCAAGCACAGGCATAGATCCTGATCTTATTGGCAGAGGAGTACAAGGATAATGGACATGTCAGTCACTACAATTATTCAGGACTATGGTTTTCCCATTGTTGCTGTTTTTTTCCTTGCATACTTCATCTACTTCCTTTGGAAGTTCATTACAACAGAAATCACACCTAGACTGTCTTCAACATCTGCAACACTGATCAAACTTATAGACAGAGTGAGATTGTTAGACAACGACTTGATAAGATTGCAGACCAAAGTCAAAACTTCCAGAGAAAAGAAAAAGTAGTAATTTAATTTTTCAGTAGACTATTTTTGTTTAGAATTGTACCTCTCGACTAACCAGTCTGCTCTTGACGTGCCTTTGACTGGGATCTTTTGTTGAAGACAAAAATCTTGTCTTAATTGTTCTATGCAATCGTACCTGTGAAATTTTATATCCAGGTATTCAAAAACTTTTTGTATTTCTAATGCAAATTTCTCCCTATCGAGGAAAGAATCCATATTAAAAAATAGTTTGTCTGGCATCAAGTCAATATATTTTTGTGTCTTTATCCACCAGTCTTTCTTGGTAGCGTACATTCCCCTAATTTTTAACAACTCGTCACACTCTTCTATTATGATGTTTTTACATTTCGTATAATGAATAAAATTTTCATATTGGTCATGGTTCGAATGAACAAAGTAGTATTTGTTTTGGTTTGTCAGATGCTTAAAAATATTTGTTGAATTCAACAACTGAGTTTTTTTATCATCAACATGAGTAAATCCCCAGACACCCCCACCATGATCAAACTCAACGTGAGTTTTGTGTTTCATTGATAAGTGGAAAGGAACTCTGCTGGCCCGCAAACTTTGATCTTCTGTCCATTTTCCTTTTATTTTAATGTTTGCAAATTCCCGACTCATATGAAGTACTTGATTGGCAACTGCCAGGCAGTTCAACAAAAATTTACCACCGGCGCCGCCTGTGTAGTGTGCTACTATCAACTTGTCAGTTTGAAAATTTATATCCATTAATTGTAATTAGTGGTAGTTTAATGCATATATTTTTTTATTAAATATTTGTATGAAATTCCTTATGGTAATGATAATATGTTTCGCGGAAGACACCTGTCAGGCGGTGTTCGATGCCACACAGTTCAACACATATGATCAATGCATGGCACAGGCAGTTCCAGTCAGCAGATACATGAGAGATGTTTATGCTACATCATCCGGAGAGATACACTGCCTAAGTTCAGAAGAAACAGCAATTTACCAAGAGTACTTGAACGACGGTGGTAAACCTACGTTGAGCCTGGCACATCCAGAGAATTCATCAAGCACCTAGTTGACATCTTATCGTTTAGTAGTACAATAGTACTATGATTCATGCAATGATAGATCTGGAAACGCTTTCCACAAAACCCAACGCAACGATACTGACCATAGGTGGTGTGAAGTTTGATGCCTACACAAGGATAGAACCTTCACAGGGCATGTATCACAGAATTGACGTTGACTCACAGACCGCAATGGGTCGTGATGTCATGGAGGAGACCGTTGAATGGTGGGGCAAACAGGCAGAGGACGTCAGAGAAGAAGCACTGGGCGATGACGACAGGATAGACTTGAAATACTTCATCAAGCAGTTGAACAAATGGTGTGTGGGAGTGGACGTGTTCTGGTGCCAAGGTCCATTGTTCGACTACGCAATACTACAAAATTTCTACGCACAGATGCAAGTGCCGGTTCCATGGAACTTCTGGCAGATAAGAGATTCGAGGACACTAGGCAGTCTTGTTCCACGAGATCCCAACGAGAAGAGGACGGGACTACACAACGCACTGGATGACTGTTATTTCCAAGCTAGAAAAGTGCAACAGATATTCCAACAATTAGACATCCGGAATGATAGATATTAAGTCCCTCTACATAAAGATAGCCACTTACGTTATGCAGTATTTCAGGTTTGATCTACAACTGCATTTCTTCTGGTCTCTGTTCCTAACCCTGTTGGCAATATTTTGGCAACCATTAATATACCTAGGGCTCATAGCAACTATCGTGAAAGAAGCACTGGACCTCTGGACCAAAGGACACTGGAGTTGGGACGACTTCTGGTTCGGCTTCGTTGGCTGGATAGTTGGAGTATATGTCATGGTGGCAGTCATATGAAATGGTACAATATCGAAGATCTTTACACTGTAGAAAAATACAAAATTAAACATAACAAAACTCCTAAGACAACATGGATAAAGTTATCCTGTGTTTACAAAATTAAAATTGGTAATAAGATCGTACACGTGGGCAGATCCGATACATGTCGAAAACACGGGGGTGCAGAAAAGGTCAGAAAGGCATTAGTGAATCTTCTAGGACTATGGGAGTACAATCCGTCTGTCACAAAAACAAAGATCTGGGACAAAATAAGATTGCAACATAGACCAAATTCTAGTAATATAAAGATAGGAATTATAGAAACAAATGCCATTGGAAAAACCTATCTACAAGAAAGAATATGAACCTGTTAATAACGTAGACGAGAGTGTATGGATGGGCAATGATACACCCATAATGGAATCAGAGTTCACTTTCGTATTCAATGACAGATTTCCCTGCGTACCAGGGCACAAACTTTTCATACCAAAAGAGAACAACGCAGACTTCGTGGGTAAGTCCTATGGCATGGCCTACGACTACGGAAATGAAAAGATCAAGGCAGGTGAGATAGATGGTTTTAATCTTGGCATGAACATGGGAATACCCGCTGGACAAACAATCTTGTGGCCACACATACACTTCATCCCAAGACACGAAGGAGATGCCAAACAGATCGGTGGAATGAGACACGCCCACCCAGGTGCGGATCACAAAAAATATTACTGATGCCAAAAAAAGCAAGAAAGATTAATCCCATATACGTTTCGCCTGATGGTGGAGAGACTGTGTACGAACAATTACCAAACGGCGATAGGGTATTAGTAGAACAATCACAGAAGGCCAAGGACGAGGAGACTGTCTACGAGGAAGCAGATATGGTGGGGGTTGAAGCAATCGAACTGAGAAGAAAATATCCAACACTTCAGAAAGCCTGGGACAGATATCGTGTCATATGGCGTTTAGTCAGTGATAATGACTGATATGTACAACTATTCCAACTTCAATTTTACCAGCAGTGTGTAGGCTTCTGTGTGCGTCTAAAGGGGTGATTAAATACAGTTATGACCAAGTATGTTAGTATAATAGGCAACGGTGAATCGAGGAGAGGGTTCGACATAACTCCCTTGAAAAGTGTCACCACCATGGTAGGTTGCAATGCAATGTTCCGAGATCATAACTTAGAATATGTTGTTGCATGTGATCGTCACATGTGCCAAGAGGCCGCTAACACAGTTGGTAAAAACACAACGATATACACTAGAGATAAATGGTACAAACAGTTCGCTTTTTGGCCCAATGTCAAGTGTGTTCCCGAATTACCATACCAGGGAGACAAGAGACAGGACGAACCATTCCATTGGGGTACAGGACAGTTTGCCGCACTGGTTGGCATGAGTTTCAAACCCAAGGCAATATTCCTCGTGGGCATGGATCTTTGGGGGATAGGTGATCACAAAGGACCTGATGGGGTCAACAACATCTACAAGGGCAGTACAGGATACACATACATCAAGAGACCAGTTGATCCCAGTTACTGGATACACCAATTCAACAAGCTGTTCGAACACTCAGAATGCAGATGGATCGTGGTAAATGAAGAGGGCTGGAAGATGCCCGAGGAATGGAAGGCCAACAAGAATGTTTTCCAGGACACCTATGAAGGACTTGCCAAGTGGGTCAACAAGCAGTTGACAAAAAAGTAATCTCGTATAAAATTGCTGTATGACTAGACCAATGGTGGAGCACCTGATGGTGCAACAACAACTGAGAGCACCGCACAAGAAGTGGAAACACATGGTGGGTGTGATGTGCCTGAATTTGACATACAGGAAACAGGTAAAGATAATCTTACCAAAACTTTTCAAGAGATATCCCAATCCCGAAGCATACCTACGTGGCAGATTGAAAACACAACAGGAGATGTTGAAGCCACTCGGCATGTGGGAAGTGAGGTCAAAGAGATTACGCAAGATGACCGAACAGTACCTGACATGGGACAAGAAGGAAGCCAGCGACCTACACGGCATAGGCAAGTATGGATCGGACAGTTACCAGATATTCTTTCACGATCACATACCACCCAACGTGCAGGACAAGGAACTGAAGAAATACATTGACAAACTTCTAGGATAGTTTATAATAGTGATATGTTTGAAAAATACAAAGATGGAGATCTTATCACTCTAAAATTAATGCATGGTGAGGAAGTTATAGGCACCCTGCAATCACAAACCGAAACAACACTAGAGATTAAAAAAGCACTGACACTGATGCAAGGTCCACAAGGACTTGCGTTTGGTACATTCTTCTCTACTGCTGACCAAGATAAAGATATTTCACTGGCAAAAGACAAGATACAGTGTATTTCAGTTGTCAACGACAAGATATCTGCAGAATACAAGAAAGTTTTTACTACTGTGGTCGTTCCTGAGAAACCAAAGATCATCGTATAGTGTCGCATTTTGGGAAACACAGCAACAGCATAGAGACGCTTATCGATGTGACCGAAGCCATGCTACATGTCATGGAAAATAAAGGCATAGATCCGGAAACAGTATCACAGAGACCCGAATTTACTGTGTTGATACATTTTCTAAAAAGCATCATAGACGGCGAGTTAAATATACCGAACGAGCTAACTGACACACTAAGAAAGAAATCGGAAGAATTAGGGTTTAATCTTGAGGATGTAAAAAAAGATTTAAAAGATTTGAACTAATGAGAGGACTTAAAGGCTTTCATCCCTCTATAAACACTCTGCAAGTCATCAATAACAGGAGAAACGATGACTTATCAATCAACTAAGACATACGGACACAACGCAGGCCTGGCCTGTGTTTTCAGACAACCCAACGCAGATCACTCACACTGCCATCTGCTACATGGATATTCACTAGCATTCAAATTCACATTTGGTTGCAAGGAACTTGACAACAAGAACTGGGCAGTGGACTTTGGTGGACTAAAACCATTGAGAGCATGGCTGGAGGATCATTTCGATCACAAACTTGCACTGGACATGAACGACCCACATCTAGAGAAGTTCAAGGAACTGGAGAAGTTGGATCTCGCAGAGATAAGAATGTTTGACGGAGTAGGTGCAGAGAAATTTGCGGAACATGCCTACAGGTTTGCAGATAATCTTATAACCGTCAATTCAGATGGTAGATGCTGGGTGGAGAGTGTGGAATGTGCAGAACACGGAGCAAACAGTGCCATCTACAAAAGACCAGAATAAATTTTTATTTGAACTAGTAAGGGTAGGCCTCAATGACAGGGCCTACTACATTAAGACCTACGACACACCGTTAGGCAAGAGGTGGATAGAAGCACTTAAGGACAACCTCAAACAAAAGAGGATACTAGAAAAGAATTTCTGTTTTTTGGGATTCGCAGATTCAAAGAGGAATCTATCATACCTAGTTAAAGAGCTGAACAAGTCAGTGGAACAAATAAACTCATTCACGTTCAAACCGGAATACGAAAAGATCCACCCGTTTGCCATGGATGATTTCCAATACAGTCGTTATCTTCCGATAGGTAAAGGACCAATGTGTCCTGGTTTAAAACTTAAACACGATGCATGTAATCTGTTGCATAGATATTTTGAAGAATTACAAGGCACCGCTTGGAGTATGTCTGCTTTTTACAAACAGGCCAATGTTGATACCAAATATGCTATAAGGCAACTTAACAACATCTGTCATGAGATTGAAAGTTGGGTGAATGCAGACCGTAAGAATGCGTTTGAGCCAGAATGGATGCGACCATCACAAATTACAACTTTTTTGAATGCACCAAGATATGATTTACATGAGGAAGATTTTGAACTTTTCAAACAAAACAGATACGATAGAGAACTAGGCGGTGTATACCTTCACTGGTCGCAGGTCGGCAAGACACTTTATGAAGTGTTCAGGGATGAACATGCACCTGTCATGACAGAAGCACTTTGTTCAGAGATTAATCACCAGAAGTACTACTCGGGAGAGTTTGATGTGGAGTGGGGACAGACCGTGACGGAAGAGCAGGCTTTCAAAAAAGAAGAAATGGACGAATATCGAGCATGGCTAAAAGACAACGGATATGATTGGGAAGATCCCAAGCTGGCACTGGGCTACACCAAGATAGGACAAGTGGACCTGCAGAGGACTTTTGGAGTCAATGCGACATTCAAAGAAATATATGAGACCATGAGCAAAAATTTAAATATATCTAACATCAAGACAATGTCAAACCGGACCATAGAGTGTGCATATCCATACACACTGGACAGCGACGATTGGCGACAGATACAAATAGAAGGATTGAAAAAAGGATATGAATCACGTAGTATGTGTTAAGTGGGGAATCAAGTATCCTTCGCAGTATGCGAATGTACTCAACAGCATGGTCAAAAGACACACCACAGTGCCTTTTCAATTCCATTGTCTTACAGATGATCCCGCAGGATTAGATCCAGAAATAAATGTAATAAAGCTACCAACTGATCCATGTGTGAAATCTTGGTGGAGCAAGTTATGGATGTTTGCCCCGGAGATGCCACTAAAAGGCAACATACTATTTTTTGATCTTGACGTTGTAGTATTTGACAACATAGATCCGTTGTTCAGTCATCCAGGCAAGTTCAACATAATCAGAGACTTCAACAGGTGCAGGGTAAAGGACTGGAAACTTTCTAACTCCAGTTGCATGAGATGGGAGGCCGGCACAATGGACTACCTATGGAACGAATTCAAAGACAGATCAGCAAAGATCATGCAACAGAATCATGGTGATCAGGACTGGATAACCAAGAGGGCCAAAGACGAGATTACATGGTTCCCAGACGAATGGATAAGATCATACAAGTGGGAGATGATAGGATTAAAGGACACGAAACTACTGACCAAAGATGGCAAGAAATGGTTCAGGGAACCAGTTAAAATAAAACCAGACAACAAAGTGGCAGTGTTCCATGGATCACCAAACCCCATGGAATGCGGTGACCAGTGGGTCATTGACAATTGGAAGTAATGACCACTTACGGAAAAATCAAAGTAAAGAGAAGCAATCCTAGATTGGATGAGGTACCAGACGACTGCGGGTACATGCAACATTTCGAGTTCAATGTCGACCTAAACAGCAATGGTGTAATGGCAGAATGCATCGACTGGTGCCAACTGCACTGCGAAGGCAAGTGGGGTTGGTGGTTCGAACCTGCAGGTGAAATAGAGAATCCCAAGAACCACTGGGAGGACCAGAACGCATACATGAGTTTTGAAATAAAAAGAGATGCAACGAGATTCTGGATGGCAGTGGGAATTCAAAACAGTGGCAACAAACAAGGATAATTACTAGTATGAAACCATTTGAAATAACAGAAGAGGCAAAGAACCAAATAGAAAAATTGCTAGAGAAGAATCCGGACAAGTACGCAGTGAGCCTGGCAGTTTTAGGTGGCGGTTGTGCAGGATTCAAGTACGACTGGGGTTTTGCAGACACAAAAGAAAGTGTAGCGGATGGCGATCACACAGAAGACTGGAACACAGGTAAATTTGTTGTGGATGAGACATCCATGATGTATATCATAGGAACAAAGATCGATTTCGTTGAAGAAACATTCGGATCACAGTTTGAAATATCCAATCCCAACTCAACAGCATCCTGTGGATGTGGTGAGAGCTTCGGTGTCTAATGGACACAGCATTCGTTATAGGCAACGGAGAGTCAAGGAACATTTTCCCAATAGAGAGTTTAAAAGGTAAAGGAGTCATCTACGGTTGCAACGCCATCTATAGGGATCATCCTATGTTGTGTGATCATATCGTGGCTGTAAACCCTCCCATGTACGAAGAACTGGCTCAGTGGCACAACAGTGGCAAGGAGTCTCCGAACATCTACGGTCTAGACGACATCAGTGAATGGAACTACATCTGCGATGGTGATGGTGAGATGGATGTGCCTGATGGACTGAAGATCTACAGGATCTGGCGTGGTGGCGACACCAAGAAGGGTGGCAAGATAAAGACCAATGATTTCTCCCGGGCGAGGGGATCTGGTTGCAGTGCTGTGTTAATGGCCGCCGAGTCAGGAATTAAAAATGTTGTGATAATGTCATTCGACATAATGGGAGCCCAACAATGGGAGATGGAAACACCCAGCAGGATACAGAACAACATCTACAAGGATTCAATCAACTATCCAGACAGGGCCAGTATGAAGGCGTACCTCAAGTACGAATGGATGTACCAACTTAGACAGATAATCAGGAGATTCCCCAGCACCAACTTTCATTTCATTAATCGCAAGGAATACCTCGAGGGCAATCCTTTCCTGCGTTGGTACTTTGATCAACCAAATATTAAGTGTGGAATATATGCTGACCTACAGAGGTGGATCACCGGTTCTCGTGATGACATCCGATGGAAACAGTTATAAGGTAGTGGTACTACTGGCGTCCAGCTGGTATATCTTCCTCATCTTTACACCAACTTTTTGTGCGTACTTTTTAGTATCACAGTAGGAACAAACGTGTTTGTAATCGTTTGATGCCCTGTCTGGATCCACGTGTGCCTTGGGTCTCAAGAAAGTGACACTGCATGAGTCACACTTGAATACGTATACGGTGTTTTTCCTGTGGAAGGTATGATAAATCCCCAATTTACTCTTGCGTTCGTACAGTCTCATGGTCCTGAGTGTTTCTATGAACATATCTGTATTTAATAAATATGTACAACACATTATGGCAAAACTTAACATAGACACAGGAGCACTGGGAAATCCAGCCACAGGCGATACTTTACGTACCGCGATGGCGAAAGTCAACACGAACTTCGATGAAGTATACTCCTTGAT